ATGGCTTGGTGCCATAGACGATTCGAAGACTCGAATCGGACCTCTCAATTGAGGATAACACCTTCTTTGGGAATCTCCCACGAGCAGATCTTGGATCTGTGTGTGAAGAGATGAGCTTTGTTTAATTAGTCTGTGACGGTGACTACTTGCTATGGTTATTGGCCCTTTCCAATCTAGAAAAGGCTATAGTTGAGTACCATAACGTCTTAAGTGAACTGGGTAGAGAGGATTCCCTAACCAGGTTTGGGATAATCTCGAGTTGCTTCTAAGCGAGAAGCATTAACCCAAGATCATGGCGAATTATACGAAGATGTATTTTATTACATAAAATACTGATATGGTTATTAGATGACAGGGAAGAATAGGTTCCCCTATACCGTAATTCCTAATAAGAATATACGGAACTTCGCTATCTTATCCTGGCTGGGTTACTGCCAAGATGGTGGAGTTGAATCCTTTTAACAAAGGACCTTCAAAACGTAGAGTTAAATGAAAGAGGCAACCGCGATGCGCCTGAAAGGGCACACAAGCCGACCTCCTATCTCTACTGTATATATATTGAATATATATATACACCGGCAACTTCATGAGCTCCCTTAAATGGGATCATCATGAAAGAAATAATCCGGGTGGACTCCAATTCTAATAACCTAAGTTAGTACTTCGTATGATCAATATGTGAATGGGGGAGCCAAGGGTAGATCGAAAGATCCACTATCGTGCTGCCACTCACCAGTGATTAAACAAAGGACAACTCGTCTCTTCGTACATTTAATGGACTAAGGAAAAGGTCCCGTGAGGGACCCCAATACCACCGATCACAGATAGGTAACTAGTTCAATTTAAAGATCCAAGTCCAGCAACTCTTGAGGCCACCCGGGTTAAAGGTGGTAATCAAGCGTCGACTGGAGAGGTAACTCTTACCTCCCCTTATCAGGGTGGCTGCGGCCCGCTGTTAAAGGCGGAAACCGAAGTCCGAAAGAGATCTGTTCATATTGCTATGAATACGATCAGAAATCATGAACGTCTACTAGGTAATGTCCTTAATGCCTTACATAAGGTATCCATGAAATATGGAGTTCCTATTTCTGTTATAGACCCTGTTGTGGGATCTAGATCAGATGGAAGACAGGTACAATACCGAAAAGGGATTATCATGGCTGATGGGGAACGGTCATTTAAGACCACTAACCCAAGTCTTTTCTCTGATGAACTTAACACTCGCCCTTTTAATAGGAAAGAGGTTAAGAATATCTTTGAACCTAACCGGTTCTCAAACAAGGGAAAAGAATCTTCTAAGACGGTCCTTAAAGGATCCTCAAAGAAGGCTTCGCACACGATCCCCTTTAGACTATCACGCTTTCACTTGGATTTAGAATCCAAGTCTTTCGGTGCCATTCTGGCCGTAAAAGGTCAGAAGCCACTCATTAAACATGGTTTACACCTTGTTAAATGTGTGGTAGGTAAAGTAACCCCTAACTGGGTTCGACTAGTTGTCCTTCTATTAAAAGAAGGTTCTATCTTGTATAGGAATCAGGGAGCCCCTGGATACGTTAAGTATTTCAAGGCCTCCTCAATTCTTATTCAACAGGTATTGTCTGGACATCACATACGTGATTTATCCCCGATTGGACCTAGAGTTTCTAGGGACAAAAGAGGACTACCTCGGTTAATACCCGCGGTTTACCGGAAAAGGATGGCTGAAGGAGACATGAAGTTAATACGATTAATATTAACCTTGTTCTCTTTCTTTAGGGCCGCAGTATATTCCGCGAATCCTAAGCTATCCACAATAACGGCAAGCCGGACTGTCTCTTTGGCTTTTGAAGGACTCCTTTATAAATCTTTACCGAGAGTTTTATCTCTCTTAGTAAGGAACAAAGGTTATTCCTTAAAAGAACAAATCTTATCTTTCGGTCTTAGTTCTTCTCCCTTTTCCAGAACGAAACTAGGTGAGTTCGCTACTCATCCGGTTGCGATGCTGAGGAGTTTGATAGGAATCTGTAAAGATCCTGTCATATTCCCAGCCTTATCTAGAATTATCGATACACCGTTAAGTTCTGAGCTTAAAAGCTTTTGGACTTATTCGGTTGATTATATCGGTAAACTCTATGGATATGGCTTGAAGGGGATAACACACCCCCGTATAGGGACTGTGCCTAAGATCTTAGGAAAGATTGGTTTAAAACAAGAGGCAGCAGGTAAGGTAAGGGTCTTCGCTATGGTCGATGCAGTAACTCAGTGGGCTTTAAAACCCCTCCACTCATGGATATTCTCTGTATTAAGGAGATTACCTATGGATGGAACTTTTGATCAGTTTAAGCCTGTAAAAGCTTATCCAATCAATCGTGCTGTTTACTCGTTCGATCTTACAGCGGCGACAGATAGGTTACCAATAACTTTACAAAAAAGGATATTGGCTTATCTATTTGGCTCGACATACTCCGAGGATTGGGCTACCGTATTAGTTAAGCGACAATATAGGGTGAGATATATTGATATCAAGTCTAAACAACTTGTGTCAGATAATCTAACCTATAACGTCGGTCAACCAATGGGAGCTCTCTCTTCATGGGGTATGTTGGCTCTTACCCATCACGTTTTGGTGCAGTTATCCGCACTACGGGCGGGGCATAGACTTTTATTTAAAGACTATGCTCTTCTTGGGGATGATATTGTTATATGGAATAAACCCGTTGCCCTTCAATACTTAAAAGTAATGGAAGGTATCGGGCTTGATGTAAATCTAACAAAGTCTATACTTAGTCCTAAAGGTCTAGGTTTAGAATTTGCGAAGAAAACTTTCTTGTTCAAGGATAATACGACATTTGACGTATCGCCCTTGCCTTTGAAGGAGTACTCCGCAGCGTTAGAATCATCTGCCTCTTTCGTATCTTTTGTTAGAAAATATGACCTTAACCTATCAACTGTTAAAACGTTGCTAGGGATCGGTTATAGATCTTCAAACAGTAAGAGAATGAGGTTATTCCATCTAGCTTACATGACCCCAACTAATGCGCATGACTTCAATATGATATTGCGAAATATCGTATCGAGACGTGAATATTCCGAATCTCAATTCGGAATACTGCATGCTTTCACCCATACCTTTGTAAGTATGGCCGAAGCTCTTCTGCGTAATGCAGAAAGAGAATCCTATAAAATCGATGTTTTCCATCGAGGATTTTTAATCCCTGGGATTATTACGACTGATCATCGGTTTAGTCAAATTGCTAAACAATACTCTTTATCAATGTTCGTTCCTCGAAGTTTATTCGAGCTAGCCTTATCAGAATTTCTGCTTTGGTTAGATAAGAGCGTACGATTGAGAGTACTTTGGCGGTATTTCGACCGCTACGATTACATCATTCGTGATCTTCGGGTAATGTGTGCGGAGCTACGAGCGTTGCCGAAAATTTCTTTTGATCCTAGTATTGATATGAGAAATGAATACGAAATGTATTTATTAGACTCTATCGATAAGTATGTTAATACTTTATCATACTGGTCTGAGATCTTCTTTGCGCACGATCTTGAGGTTTCCACGTTGCAAGCTAAGACAATTCTTGCACCTCAACATGAAGCGTCAGTTTCTTTAATTCCAAAAGAAGAAAAGAGACTGGCCCGTTTATGGACAAGGTGGAATAAATCTCTTCCTGAGATGGAGGATCAACAAGTCTTATCCTCATCTGTTCTTTCTCCGATAGTGTTTTTAGTAAAATTATTATTTACAAAAACTGGAAGGAGTATTGGAAAGGGTGTTTTACGACGAATCGTATCTCGACCATTATTCTTATCAGGAGGGTCATTTGGGTTAAGAACCCTTATGACCTTCTTAGGGTTAGAAACCTTTTACAGTTTCGCCCTGATAAGTTTCCTATTTTATACGTTTATATTTTCTATATTCGTATTTAATTGGATATTTGGCAATGATACTAGTCGTTTCATACCTTTCCTGCTTGCCCCCTTAGAATTTCCACGAGATCTGATCAGTGCTTACTGGCTGTTGCCTCCCATAGAAACTAATCTATGGAGTTATATATACAGTATGTGCGGAGTTATTACCGCCCATCATATATATAATCATTTGGATTCTATAATCCCTATGATAACAGAGTACCCAGTATTCGACACAGCAGCTTGGATTAAGTTACCTATCTATGAAGGATGCCTGTCTATAAGTTTAATTATTAAATTTATAGCCTGGCCCTATCTAGAGTTGGCATTTAGTCCATTCTTGTATGTCTTACACTGGTCTCAATCATTCGTGGCACAATTTCTACCCACGTTCACATATAGTGGACCAAAGTTTCAGGCTTTCTTTGAAATAAAAGAAACCATCGTAGCGTTATATCACTCATTTGTAATTGATTTCAATTACCTAATGTCGGGGTTAAACCCTTGGAATAGTGTAGTAACCTGGACAGAGGTTTATCCTCATCCAGATTTCTGCTCTCATTCCGGTGAGTCTACGGAAACATTGACACCTACAGACAAAGGAAAATCTGCTAGTCAACTATCAGTCGGAATGACTGAAGCTGATTTAGACAAGTACTTCCCTGAGTCTAGTACGGCGGCGTGGGTCGATAGTGAAGAAGGATGTGATGGTTGTGATACTTATTCGTATCCAACTGTCCAACCTGATAGCATTCCTGCCCGAGTATCGAATATTATTCGACATCATCCGGCATTAATTGCATCATTAGGTTGTTCCTTCTTATACTGGGGGGTGAAAGCAGGAGTCATGTATATGACTTCCGCACCACCTTCAATCTTCGGTTAAGGAACAATGAGGTGACAAACCCAGTCACGAGTTACAATACCAAATAAGTATCGAAAACGCACCTGAGCGTGACCTCCACCAGAAAAGGATTTAATCACCTTAACGGGCTTGGTGGAGTATGATGTTCTAACAAACTG